TCCAGTCTTGTTTGTGTACCTCATGCGTCAGAATATAATCGAGGTCTCTTCTAATGGCAATAGATTTATTAGATACTAACAAGCTATCTCTCGTTGACTGGCTTTTTACCTGCGAAATTTTCGGGGAGCCCGCGAGTAAGGCTAATTCGCGAAAGGTTGTAAGGTTCGGGAGCCGACCAGCGGTGATCAAATCTGACAAGGCCAGAGGCTACGAGAAAACATTCGCCAGTCAATGCAGGGTTCTAGACGAATTGATCGAAGATGATGTCTTGCTCTGGTGTAAGATTTGGTATGCATCACGCCGACCTGATCTTGATGAAAGCCTGATCATGGACCTGTTACAAGGCCGTGCGATCAAGAACGACCGGCAGATCAAAGCCAAGGTGGTTCTACATGCTCTCGACAAAGAGAACCCACGCGCTGAAATCAGGTTGGCAAAAATTCCTGTTTGACGATTTGGTCAACCGGCTTTATTACAGAGGCGGAGGTGACTAATGACTGACTTGAATGACATAATGCGCTCGAACCACGCGCACCGACAAATCGGGCAATACAGGGATACTTGTCCTGCCTGCTCGCACACCCGCAAGAAATCAAACCAAAATCAAAAAGTCTTGTCCGTTAAAGTGACAGAGGACGGCGTTCGCTGGCTCTGCCACCACTGCGGCGAGAACGGAGGAACCGACCGGATGGAAAGAACGGCAGAGATTAAAAAATTCACGCCACCGAAACAGAAAATAGAGAACAGCGCCGTTGACTACCTTAAATCACGCGGCCTGTCCGAAGGTGTGATATCTTCTGGTCGCGTTGTTTCCGGCACGAAATGGCTGCGAAAGGCCAACGCAGAGGTTCCGGTAGTCGGATTCCCGTACATCGATCCAAAGACCGATAACATTTACGCGGTCAAATATCGTGGAATCGATATCAAAGATCACATCCAAGAGGGCAGCGCGACCAGCTTCTACGGCGTCGAGCGTATCGTTGATGAAGAGCCGATAGTCATAGTCGAGGGGGAGATTGATTGCCTTAGCGCCAGAGAAGCTGGGGTGCGAAACGCGATCAGCGTTCCGAATGGCGCTCCCGTCAAGGTGAGTGACGGGTCTGTCGATCCATCGGAGGATCGGAAATTCAA